TCACCAAGTTTATCACATTGACACATCATGTTTTGCCATTCGCCGTGATATTGCTGTTAGAATTGGTCACGCATGGTATGGACAATGGGGTGCTGATAGGCAATTCTTTCAAAATCTAAAACAGAACTTTCCAAAATGGAATTGTACCAATCAATATTCAGTTTGTTATCGTTTAGATGGAAATGAGGGTTCAGTTACAAAAGAATTCTTTGAAGAAGGAAATAAATTATCAAAGGCCAAATATAATGGAAAATATCCTTGGTTAGAAAAACAAAGAGAATTACAAGTTGGACCAGGAATTTCAATAGTGGAGAAGAATTTTGAATAAAAGAGTATTGGTTACAGGTGCATCAGGATATCTTGGTTCACATGTGTGTAAAACACTAAAACAAGATGGTTGGACAGTTCATGGTTATGACACCAAACATACAATGAATCGATACATCGATATTATGACCTATGGTGATATAAGAGACCGGGATCGATTGGATACACTGTTTAGTAACTTTCAATTTGATTTAGTCATTCATTTAGCCGCTAGAATTGAAGCGGGTATTTCAGTCAAAGAACCAACTTCTTTTTATGATGTAAATACTGGCGGAACTTGTGCGTTAGTTAATGCGATGAATAAAGTTGGTTTGAAAGATATCATCTTCGCATCAACAGCGGCTGTCTATAAGGCGAAAGATACACCAATCCTTGAAACAGACGAAACAACATATAATTCACCATATGGTCATAGTAAATTAATGGCAGAACAAACTATTGAAAAATCATTAATGAACTATGTCATTTTTAGATTCTTCAACTTAACTGGTGCTGATCCTGAAGGTGAGTTTGGTGAAGAACATGAACCAGAAACCCATTTAATACCAAGATTGATTATGAGTATTGATGGTGGTTTCCAATTAAATGGTAATGATTATAATACAAAAGATGGAACTTGTGTAAGAGATTATGTCCATGTAAGTGATGTGGCAGAAGCCATTTTAGATGCGGCTAATTACCTCTCAAGTGGTGGAAAATCTGATATATTTAATCTAGGTATCGGACAAGGTTACTCAATCAAAGAAGTGATTGAAGAACTTGAAAAAGTGTCTGGTAAAAAGATTGAATATAAAACGAATCCAAGACGAGAAGGTGATCCTGCTAGTTTAATGGCTGATATAAGTAAGGCACAGAGTGTTTTAAAATATACACCGAAGTATGATTTAACTTCTATTATCAACACAGCTTACGAATGGCATACACATGACGAGAAAGAAACAACGACCACCTAAAAGTTCAGATGTAAACATGGATGATTTTCTCCTTTCTTCAGAAAGAATTAATTCAGCCCTATTAAATCACCACATTAACTTTTTATCTGGTGAAATCACAGAAGAAAATGTAACAGAAATAATCCGATGGATAGCGTATGAGAATACACTGGATACGGAAGTTCCATTAACCTTGTTTATCAATTCAATGGGTGGAAGTTTAACTGACGCTTTTGCTTTAATTGATATTATGCACAATTCACACCGTAAGATAAGAACATTTGGAATAGGAAATGTGATGAGTGCAGCCTTTTTAGTCTTTACATCAGGATTAAAAGGCGAAAGATATATTGGTAAAAATACCAGTATTATGTGTCATCAATATACCGGTGAGATTTATGGAAAACACCATGACTTGACGGCACAATTTAAAGAAACAGAATCATTGAACCGAAGAATGGTTGATGTTCTAAAACGAGCTACATATTTGGATGAAAAAACAATTAAAAGAAGATTGTTGCCTCCATCAGATGTATGGCTCACACCACAAGAGGTCATTGATTTAGGCATTGCTGATCGTTTTATTAGTTAAGGAGAAATTTTATGGCAAGTTATTTGGATCAATTAAGACAAGAAATCAAAACACTCGAAGATAGATTGATGGCATTAAAAAAACAAGAAATGGAAGAATCTATCCGAGAAGAAGACCAACAACAATCTCTGTTACAAGAAAGTCAAGGTAGATTATTTTGAATAACGAAAGAGATGAAATCTTAACTATACTAATGGAAGAAAGTGCCGAAACAACAGTAGAGGCATCCAAAATAATTCGTTTTAATGGTGGTTTTGAGAGACTTGAAGCTGAACTTGGTGATTTAATGTGTATGATGGAAATATTGATACAAAAAGGATTCATCAAAAAAGAAAACATCGGTCAATATGCTCAAGCAAAAAGATTAAAGTTAAAACAGTGGAGTGATATAAAAATCTCTAATATGACACTTTTGTGTCAAAATAACAAATAGTCAGAAAAAGACTTCAAAATTAAAATTTTAAATATTAAATAAGGTTTTAATTCTATTTTGGAGTCCACTTGATGAGATTTTTATCTTTACTTTTTATTATACTTTCAACACAAGCGATTGCAGATTCAACACAAGACTTAATTGATGCTTTATCAGCAAAAGGTGTGTTGACTGAAGAAGAAGCAAAACTGCTGACCAAAAACAAAACCAAAGAGACCAAAGCTCAATCTAAAGTTAAATTAGACAAAAAAGGTCTAACCGTAACAAGTGGTGATGATAACTTTAAAATAAACTTTGGTGGTAGATTACACGCCACATACACCAATCATCCAGGACTAGATAGTCTGTCTTCAGATGATCCAATTGATGGTACAGAAATACGCAGAGCTCGTCTTTACATGAAGGGTCATTTCTACAAAAAATTTGGTTATATGGCAGAAGTTGATTTTGGTGGAGATAAAACATCAATCAAAGATTTCTTTGGAACATACGAACCTAACAAAAATTGGGTTCTTACATATGGTAATCAGAAACACGCATTTAGTATGGAAGTGCAGGAAAGTTCTAACGACATCATGTTTGCTGAACGTTCATTAGTATATGGACTATCTGTTCCCTACTTTGATCGTGCTATAGGTGTTAATTTAAAAACTATGGGTGATAACTGGAATGTTCAAGGTGGTTTATATGGTGATGGTGTCCAAGAACACACCAATGCCTCAGGCGAGACAAGACGTAATGAAGGTAAAGGTTATGCCATACGAGGAACATGGAATCCAATACTAGAAAAAGATAGATTAATACACATTGGCGCTAACTATGGTCATCGTGAAGCGAGTGATGATGGCCGAATTAATAATAATAAATCACCATCATTTGCCTACGAAACAACTAACATGTCAAGTTTAAAAGTTATTAATACTGGCACTATTGACGGATTTGATTCAATAGATATGGCTATATTAGAACTAGGCGGAATGTATGGACCATGGAGTATGCAGAGTGAATTTGCTCAAGGCACTGTGAATCGTAATTCTGGATTCCAAGACTATGATGTTAGTGCTTACTATGTGCAAGGTGCATACACACTCACAGGCGAATCAAGAACATATAAGGCTACAGATGGTGAATTTAAGAGATTGAAACCAAACAAGAACTTTGATCCAGATGCAGGTAATTGGGGCGCTTGGGAATTAGCAGTGAGACATGATGCCATCGATTTAAATGATGTTGATCTAACAGGTTCTGGTGAAGCGAAAAGAATTACTGCTAATATAAACTGGTACCTCAACGAAAACATGAGAGTTGTATCAGGATGGGAAAGAACTTATGATATCGAAAATGCGGCCGTAACTAAAGTTGACGGAAGTAATTTGGATGAAATAGATGTTTTTCAAATGAGATTTCAGTGGGCATTTTAATTTAAAAAACTTATAAAGATGATTTGAAAACAGTATTAAAAAAACTTATCAAAATTTAATTGTTGATAATATATACTTATGTAATTAATTATGGAGGAATTATGTCTTATATTTACGAAGAAGTAAAACCATTTAAAGCAGAAGCGTTTCACAATGGTAAATTTGTAACAGTAACTAACGAAGATTTAAAAGGAAAATGGTCAGTCTTTTTCTTTTATCCAGCTGACTTCACTTTTGTGTGTCCCACAGAATTAGGTGATTTGGCTGATAACTATGAAGAATTCAAAAATATTGGTGTAGAAATCTATTCTGTATCGACAGACACACATTTCACACACAAAGCATGGCATGATGCTTCAGATACAATCAAAAAGATTCAATATCCAATGATTGGTGATCCAACAGGAAATATTAGCCGAAACTTTGATGTATATGTTGAATCTAAAGGTTTGGCAGACCGTGCAACATTTGTAATTGATCCAAAAGGTCAAATTCAAATCGTTGAAATGACAGCGGGTCGTGTTGGAAGAAGTGCAGAAGAATTGTTAAGAAAAATCAAAGCAGCTCAATATGCAGAAGATCATCCAAATGAAGCCTGTCCAGCTAAATGGAAAGAAGGTGAAGCAACATTATCACCATCACTTGACTTGGTTGGTAAAATTTAACGCTTGACATTTAAATAATTCTATGTTATCCTATCCACATAATGATAAAGGAGATTGTTATGTGTTTAGAGATGATAAATTTAGAATTAAATACTATTTCACAAGAAAATAAAGAAATAGAAACTAATCTTCAGGCACAAATGCTTGCTGAAGATGAAGAAGCCGCATATTGGAATCACATTACTAATATGCAAAATAATATCGACAAATACAATGATTCTGATGGACCTTGGTTCTGGGAATCAAAGTAACCTTTCTAAAGTCGTGGTTGAGTTATCTCCTTTTTATCTCATTACTCAACCACGCACCCCTTGACTTTTGCCAAAATACCTGATATAATGGATACATTATGATGATATATGTTCAAAATCGATATAAACCAATGCGTAAAAGTAAGAAGAAAACTAACGCATCTAATAAACCAAAAAAGGTTTATCTTAAACCTATTCAAACAACTATTAATCCTGTTGCCAGTGGAGTTGTAGTTAGACAAACTAAACAGTATCAAAGTTTAGTAACAACATCAGGTTCCACAACAAAACCAATACAAGGTAAAGTTTATACCGGCACAGCAATGATTGGTATTGGTACATTACACAAATCTAATGCCGTTCCTGTATTCAAAGCTGAAGATTTAAAAGATCAGGCAAAGATGAGGCGATAATGCTTGACTTTTCGGTAAAGTTGTGTTATACTAGCTGTTATGAGTGTAAAATTTTATATACAAAAATATACAGAATCAAAAAAGAAAAGTTTTCGTTCTTCTACGAAACCTAAGTTTGATCCAACAATTAAATTTGTTGAATATAGTTGTGATATAATTTTACTAAATCAACATTTAAATAGTACCAATGATACACTATTAAAATATGATTTAGTAAAAGCATTAGAAGTTGCTGAGAGAAAAAAGCGTTGGCATCAAAATAAAGATGACTTTGATGTGAGACGAGCTGGAATTCTAATCAATGCTTTTAAAAATGCAAAGTAGTAAATTTATTATTAACTGAGGAAATATATTATGAAAAAAGTGAAACTTAAACCGTTTCAGAAATTACTTAAAGTTTTAATTTCTGGAAATGCAGTAACAAAAGAAGAAATTGATACACTTCTTGGAAAAGAAATATATATGTATAGAATTTCAACATATATGTGGCACATCAAAACAGTAGCAAACGGAATCATTCGTATCAACAAAGATGGTCGTAAAGTAGTATCGTATCAATTGGTCAATGTTGATGAAGTAAAAGAATATATGAAACGAGTTGGTGTTTTAGATACTACATTTGCACCAAGTTCGGTTGAGAAGAAACCATCTATTTCTAAATTGGCAGATTTAAAACCTGAACCAGTTGTAGAAACAACAGACAATTTACAAACAGCTTAATGAACATATTTTATTTACATAACGATCCAAAAAAATGTGCAGAGATGCACTTGGATAAACATTCAACTAAAATGTGTATCGAGTATGCCCAGCTGATGTCGACCGCTCATCGAGTTTTAGACGGTGAAGAATATTATGGTAAAACGGCCAATGGTCGTAAGATTAAACGGTGGCGGTTGACGGATGGGCCAAAAGAAAAAGAATTGATGAAAGCGTCTCATGTAAATCATCCTAGTGGAGTTTGGGTGAGAGCTAATCAACAGAACTACAAGTGGTTGTTTTCATTGTGGAAGAACCTACTTCAAGAATATACTTTTCGGTATGGAAAACAACACGCTTGTAGCCGTTTATTGGAAATGCTAGAATCACCACCAGCAAATATACCTGATGGTGAATTCTATGCACCAACACCGGCTATGCCAGATGACTGTAAAGTTCCTGGAAATGTATTGGAATCATACCATAAATACTACAACGAAAGAAAACGACACATTGCAAAATGGACTAAAAGGGAAATACCTTCGTGGTATGAAATGGATTATGCCAATATATCATTTTAAAAATAAAGAAACAGGTGAAATCTTTGAAGATATGATGTCTATATCTAGCAAAGAAGAATTACTTAAAAATAATTCACACATCGAACAGGTGCCAACAGGATTTACAATTGTTGGTGGAGTTGGTGATAATATGGATGCAAAAACTGATGATGGATTTAAAGAAGTGATGGCAAAAATTGCTGAAAAGAATCCAGGCAGTCCTCTTGCAGACCGTTATGCCAAAAATAAAACAATCAAACGGGCTAAAACCGAATCGATTGTTAGAGATCATAAGAAGAAATTTGGTATATAATGTTTGAATTTGTGAAATTACCAGAATTGGATTTTGACTTACAATCCAAGACTGAAGATGGTGGTCGTAAGTATGTAACACCAAATGGCGATGCCTATCCTTCTGTAACCACTATTCTATCTGCTTATAATAAAAAAGCAATACAAGAATGGAGAGAACGAGTAGGTGAAGAAGCTGCCAATAAAATATCAACACAGGCATCAAGTAGAGGCACACGATTACATTCATTGTGTGAAACCTATCTACTCAATGAACTATCACCACTAAAACTTAATTCTGTTATGCCTGATGCAAAAGAATTGTTTGTGAAAATAAAACCAAAGTTAGATGATAATATTGGTAAAATATATTCACTTGAACAGGCACTTTATTCTGATAAATTAAGAATCGCTGGTCGAGTAGATTGTATTGCTGAATGGAATGGTGAGTTGTCTGTAATTGATTTCAAAACTGCCAGTAAAGAAAAGAATGAAGAATGGATTCAAAACTATTTCATGCAATGTTCGGCATATGCTGAAATGTTTGAAGAACGAACTGGCAAACCAATCAACCAAATTGTAGTTGCTATCGCTGTAGCAAATGGTGATACTCAAATCTTTGTAAAACAAAAAGAAGAATATTTACGAGGTTTGAATTTTTTTATTGATGAATACTACGATACTGTTTAATATAGGAAAGTAAATGGCTGCTAAAAACGACATTACCGGTGACACTATAAAAACAAAAGGACCATCCAATGCTTATGAAGATGGTTGGGATAGAATATTTGGAAATAAGAAAACACCTGAAGAAGCGTTACAAGCTCATGTGAATGGATTTCCAAATGATAAGATGTTTAATGATGAAAAAGTGTGCAAAAAGTGTGGGTTTAAACAACAAATGAGTAAAGAACCCCCTGTTTTATTGTGCCAGTCTTGTGGTGAGTTGTTGTAAGGATATAAATAAACTCACATCTTCACAAAAAAGGAGAATGTATGCGTAAAGGACTGATTTATATTATTCCATCGCTTCTGACAATATTAGTATGTTTTCTAATATTTCAAACAGGCTCAAAAGCCATTCAAATAGAAGCCAACGAAAAAAGCGACTTCAAACATAAAGTATCATATGACCAACTAACCAGTAAAACACAAAAAGAAGTAATGTGTTTAGCTGAAAATATATTTTTTGAATCAGCACATGAACCATTAAGTGGTCAAGTTGCTGTTGCTATGGTTACATTGAATCGTGTAAACAGTGATGGTTTTCCAAACACCATTTGTGGTGTCGTTAAACAAATTAAACATAGAGGTATTTGCCAGTTTTCATGGTATTGTGAAGGCAAACAATCAATGGAATACTTGACAAGACACAACAAAGTGTTGTATAATGATATCATTAACTTAGCAGTAGATGTATATGCTAACCATGATAAAATGAATGATCCATCAAGAGGTGCGTTATTCTATCATGCCAATTATGTTAGACCAGTTTGGCGTAAGAACTTAGATAAAGTGGCTGTGATTGGAAATCATATTTTTTATAATGATAAGGAAGTTCAATGAGTGAAAAAATAAAAATATTATTTGGTATCTGTTTAACAATTATAATATTATCTTGTATTGGTACATATCAATATTATCATATACAAGATAGACAATTGATGGCTAAGAATGTAACCGATGCAATAGAAAAAGGTATTGATCCATTATCAGTAAGGTGTGCATATGCTTCAGAAATAGATGCTGTTTGTGTAGCATATGCCTATACTTCTAAGACACCCGATTTTAAACCAGCACCAATTAAAAAGTAAAATATTATGCCGACAAAAGATGAAATGGCAAAATTTGCCAAAGAAATACATGATTTAGTTTCACGCACCGATTATAATTACATTGAAGCAATAACGGCTTATTGTAAAGACACTGGTTTAGAAATAGAAGTAGCGGCAACACTTTGTAATGCTAATCTCAAAGCAAGAATTGAAAGTGATGCAATGGACAATAACATGTTAAAAGATAAAGGTAATCGCTTACCAATATGAGTTTTGTTGTTATCTCATAAAAATAACAACCCAATCTATAATAAGGAGAACTACTATGGCTGATTTACATTTAGACCTTAACACAATCGTTAATGTAGCAGTAGCAGTATTGATAGTTGAAGTAGTCGGTAAATTAACTGGCTGGTGGTAATTTTATTATAGAGTTTGGGAGAACTCTACAAAACTCCCCTTTTATTTTATGACAGGTTACGAAACTTACACTTTATATAATGCTCTTAAACTCCACTTTACCAAAGAATCATTTGATTTCTTCAAATATCACGGTAAAACAAATGTCACATCTGAACAATTCGAAAATAGAAAAGACAAATATCATTTCTACAAACTATCCAGAAAAATTACAGATAGAGATGAGATGATATTATTTCTTGTTTACAATTTCATCGAAAAAGAAAATGTATGGGTTGGTGAACTATTAACAGATGAAGCTAACAAAAGATATCTCAGTCACAAAAAGGTTTTACAATCACTTTCTTATACCTTTGAGAGCGATTGTAAAAAGTTATTTGCTGATGGCAATCCAAATGACTTGATTAGAACAAATGGCGAATATCCTAAACTCTTAACAATGGCACTACAAAGAGATATAACGGTTGAAACCCTTTGTATTTTAAACTCAGTTCTAAACTTCTTTCCTATGTGGAGTAGTAAGATTTCCGATACGATACGATGGCCTGAATTTAGAACAAAAGTTTTAAAGTTTACCGCATTTCTACCAAGAGATGTAGTAAAATATAAACTAATTCTCAAAAAACTTCTTAATGAGAATACTAAATAGCATTATATTATGAAATATGTGGATAAGAAGTAATACATTTAATACAATTATATACAAGGAAAATACGATATGAATAGCTTTGCTAATCTCAAACGCAATCGTTCTAGTTTAGATAAATTAACTAAAGCGATTGAAACAACCACAAACCCCACACAAGATTCAAATTCAAACGAAGATACACGATTTTGGAAACCAGATGTAGATAAGGCTGGTAACGGTATGGCCGTTATTCGTTTTCTACCAGCACCGGCAGTAGATGGTGATGATGCGTTGCCATGGGTTCGAGTGTTCTCTCATGGATTCCAAGGTCCTGGTGGTTGGTATATTGAGAACTCATTAACAACATTGAATCAAAAAGATCCTGTTTCTGAATACAACTCAACATTATGGAATTCAGGCATTGAAGCAAACAAAGAGATTGCTAGAAAACAAAAGAGACGATTACATTACATCTCTAACATTCTAGTTGTTTCTGATCCTGCTCATCCTGAAAATGAAGGTCAAGTTAGATTATTTAAGTTTGGTAAAAAAATCTTTGATAAGATTACTGAAGCAATGAATCCAGAATTTGCTGATGAAGTGCCAGTTAACCCATTTGATTTATGGGACGGTGCCAACTTCAAGTTAAAGATTCGAAATGTTGAAGGATACCGTAACTATGATAAATCTGAATTCGCTGATAAAGAACCTGTTATGGGCGGTGATGACGATAAACTTGAAAACCTATGGAAACAAGAATACTCACTTAAAGAATTCTTGGAAGAAAAGAACTTTAAATCTTATGATGTGTTAAAAGCACGATTAGATAAAGTTTTAGGTTTTGAAGGTGAAGTTACACCAAGAACAACAGCAGAAGATGCGGTTGTTGAAGCGGTATCACCAAGTAATTACGAACTCGATTCTGGTTTAAGCCAAGTCGATGCAGCTATTGCTAGTGATGGTGATGATGATTTAGATTATTTTAAAAATCTCGCTGAAGGTTAAGATTTAATCTTATGAAAGATACCCACTTCGGTGGGTATTTTTTTATACTGCTCTAAGAGATATGTCAGTATTTTGTTTTTGCTTTTGATATGTAACTTCGTTTGAAACAACA